CAGTACGCTCAGTACTATCCCGGTAACGTTGCCGCTGGTGACATTACTGCGATCGTTGCTGATGATCCTGACCAAGTGTTCAAAATGGCTGCGGTGACTGCTGCTTCCACTGCCACAATCTCTTCATTCCCATCAGCAATGGTTGGTTTGAATGCAGTGTTGAACACGCCTGTTGGTAGCACTGTTTCTGGCAACTCTGGTGCCGGTTTGGTTGCTGCAAATACAACAACTGCTGTTGGCTCTGGCGGTGCGTTCCGTATCTTGAACTTGGTTCCTGATACACAGATCAGCACTTCTGCAGTCTTCGTAAGCACTACTACGACATCGTTCGTTGTGTCCGGTCTTACAGTTGGTCAAGTCATTCCTGTTGGAACTGACATTTTCCAATTGGTTGGCGGTCAACTTCAGCAATTGGGCGTTGGCGCAAACGTGGCTACTGCCGCGACTGTGACCACAACCGGTAACACTACACTGACAATCAGTGCAGCCGTGACCACCACACCCACTGCTGGTGCAACGATTGCTTTGGTTCAATCTCCAGAAGTTCTGGTTAAGTTGAACTTTGGCGTTCACAACTACTACGCTGCTTAAGGAGTAACTTACCATGGCAATTTCACGCGCACAACTACTTAAAGAACTGCTCCCGGGCCTCAACGCCTTGTTTGGTTTGCAGTATGCCACCTACGGCGAAGAGCACAAAGAAATCTACGAAACAGAGAAATCTGAGCGTAGCTTCGAAGAAGAGACAAAACTGTCTGGCTTCTCTGCTGCTCCAGTCAAGAACGAGGGTTCAGCCATTGCTTATGACAATGCGCAAGAAGCGTTCACGGCTCGCTATAACCACGAAACCATCGCCTTGGGTTTCTCAATCACTGAAGAAGCGGTTGAAGATAACTTGTACGACAGCTTGTCTGCTCGCTACACCAAGGGCTTGGCTCGTGCTATGGCTTACACCAAGCAGGTTAAAGCTGCATCCGTCTTGAACAACGGTTTCAGCGCAGCCTACCCCGGTGGTGATGGTGTTGCTCTGTTCTCTACAGCGCACCCATTGGTGTCTGGTGGCACTAACAGCAATCGTCCTTCAACCAATGCTGACTTGAATGAAACATCGTTGGAAAACGCTGTTATTCAGATCGCCGCTTGGACTGATGAGCGTGGTCTGTTGATCGCTGCTAAGCCTAAGAAATTGATCGTGCCCCCAGCACTTCAGTTCGTTGCTACTCGTTTGCTCGAAACCAGCCTGCGCGTTGGTACAACAGACAACGACATCAACGCGTTGAAGAACAATGGCTCGATTCCTGACGGCTACACAATCAACCACTACTTGACCGACACAACCGGCTGGTTCTTGACAACTGACGTTCCTAACGGCTTGAAGCACTTCGAGCGTATGGCGTTGTCTACGTCAATGGACGGTGATTTCGACACCGGAAATGTACGTTACAAGGCCCGCGAGCGTTATTCGTTCGGCTGGTCTGATCCATTGGGCGTCTTTGGCTCCCCCGGTTCAGCTTAATAATTGGGTCTTACGACTTAATTTTAGAGGCCCTTCGGGGCCTCTTTTCATTTCTAAGCCTTTGTGATATATTACCTGTAACTAAGTCACAGGAGCCAAAATGGATACCACAAACCTACCCAAGACCCGCGAAGAAGCCAAGAAGATTGGCAGTAAGTACTATTTCACTGGACAACCGTGCAAGCACGGGCACATAGCTGCACGCAAAACCAAGGGAGCCTGCATTGAGTGTTTAAAAGTTGAGTGGACTAAGGGTAATGAAACTCGTGCGGAATACTTTCGTGAATACAACAAACGCGAAGATGTCAAAGACCGCAAGAACGAGTGGTATCAGGAAAATCGTGAGACGGTAATAAATAACGCAGCTACGCGGCCCGCACATGTATTACGCGAATATCGAAACGCGTGGAAAGCAAATCACAAAACGCAAGTATTGGCGGATAATAAAGTACGACGTCGTAAGCACCGCGAAGCCACACCCCCGTGGTTGACACGTAAGCAAAAATCGGAGATACGCCAGCTTTACCAGATAGCCATCACCATGACACAGACCACTGGGGAACAGTATGTGGTTGACCATATCGTGCCGTTGCGCTCTCATGAAGTTTGTGGTTTGCATGTGCCATGGAATTTGCGCGTTATCACACAAGAAGAAAACTTAAAAAAGTCCAACAAACTTGTTGCACACTCAGAAGCACCGTGATATAAACACAGTAATCCGGGCTTATCCGGTGCATCAAACAGTCCCGGCTGACGACATACAGATTGATGCACTTAACTTGTATGTAAGGAAACATCATGGGATTCGCAACACACCTTGGCCCTTGGCTGCTCGGCACTGTTAAAAACACAACCGGCACTACTGCTGGCACAATCCGCAACATGGGCGCGACTGTTGTTACACAGACTGGCCTGACCACTGTAGCCGACACCACTGCTACTACAGAATTTGTCTTGCCCGCTGGCGCACAGATTTTGGAATTCTTTGTAGACATTACCACCGCTTACGCCGGTACTACAGGTAACACCATTACCATTCAAACCGCTGCTGGTAACTCTTTGGCTACCGTTGGTGGCGCTACTACTACGCCTTTGGCTGTTGGCCGCGCAACTACGACTGTTACAGGCGCACAGATCGGCACATACCTGAACGTCGGTACATCTGACTTAGTCATCCAAGCAATCTACGCTTGCGCTGGTACAGCCAGCGGCGGCGCTGCTACGATTACATGCGTGTACGTCGTCAAAGGCTCTGATGGCGCTGCTAACCCCAGCCAAGTCTAATTAGTCTAGGGGGCTTCGGCCCCCGTTTACAAGGAGATTAATTATGATGCAGACAGACGTAAAAAGTACTGCCGCCGGTGCTGGTGCGACTACCACTATTTTTGCTGGCCCAGCCCGCATTAAAGGTATATCAATTAGCTACTCAACGGGCGCAACCGTTGTATTAAATGACGGGACAAGCGGTGTAGCCATGTTCTCTTTTACTGCACCTGCGACTGCGGGCTCTATTTACATGGTGTTCCCCGGTGAAGGTATTAGATGTAGTACTAATATTTCTGCCGTGGTGTCAGCAACTACAACCGCAGTAGTGTTCTATGGCTAAGTCTCCAGCATGGACTCGCAAAGAGGGCAAATCCGAAAAGGGTGGCTTGAATGCCAAGGGTCGGGCTTCGTACAACGCGGCCAACCCCGGGAAACCCGGATTGAAACGTCCTCAACCCGAGGGCGGCTCACGGCGCGACTCTTTCTGCGCCCGCATGAAGGGGATGAAAGCGAAGCTGACCAGCGCAAAGACAGCCAACGACCCGGATTCAAGGATCAATAAGTCTTTGAGAGCGTGGAACTGTAAGGACGGGGGATATGTAACTGCGGCTGATGGCTGCGCTACAAAAGGCAAGACAAAAGGGCGGATGGTATGACTGAACATTCAGACAACGTAAAAAATACGCTGGATTTCGTGGCCATATTTGCCACGTTTGGTTCTTTTTTAGAACTGTTTAACCCACTGTTTGCTTTGATTGGTGCAATAGTCGGTCTGATGCGCATTTACGAAATGACAACTGGTAAGAACTTTTACGACTTGTTCAAGCGAAAGAAAGACGATGCCGTCGACAAGTAAGAAGCAACACAATTTCATGGCTGCGGTGGCTAACAACCCATCGTTTGCTAAGAAAGTAGGAGTCCCACAGTCCGTGGGTAAAGAATTTTCTAACGCGGATAAAGACCGCAAATTTTCAAAAGGTGGTGATACTATGGCTTCCAAAATGAATGCTGGCTTCATGGCAATGATGGCTAAGAAAAAAGGCGCTCCTGCTAAGAAAATGGCTGGCGGCGGTATGGCAATGGGCAAAGTTAAAACAGCCGCCCCTAGCAAAGACGGTATTGCTGAAAAAGGCAAAACCAAAGGCAAGATGATCGCCATGAAAATGGGCGGCAAGACCTGTTAAGACCATGATGGCCAGCCGCGGTATGGGGGACATCGCCCCCTCTAAAATGCCCAAGGGCGTCAAGAAAGCCCGGCGGGATGACACTGACTTCACGCAATACGCTGAAGGCGGTAAAGTGAATGCGGCTGGCAATTACACAAAACCCAGTCTTCGCAAGAGGATTGTGTCTCAAGTAAAAGCCGCCGCAACGCAGGGTACTGGTGCAGGTCAGTGGTCAGCGCGTAAAGCTCAGCTAGTTGCCAAGAAGTACAAGGCGGCTGGCGGGGGTTACCGAGATTGAAAGCGCCTCAGAAATCATTGAAGGACTGGGGCGACCAGAAATGGAGAACCAAAAGTGGTAAAAAATCTTCTGACACGGGTGAGCGATACCTTCCTAGTGCTGCGATTAAAAGCCTCAGTCCTGCTGAGTACGCTGCGACAACGCGTGCGAAACGTGCTGGCAAAAAAGCCGGAAAACAATTCGTAGCGCAACCTAAAACGATTGCAAAGAAAACGGCAGGCTTTAGATGACCACTTCAGGAACCGCAGCGTTTAACCTTGACCTTAATGAGTTGGTTGAGGAAGCGTTTGAACGCGCCGGTTCGGAGTTGCGTACGGGCTACGACTTACGTACAGCCCGTCGGTCATTGAACTTGATGTTTGCTGATTGGGCAAACCGCGGCGTCAACATGTGGACGTTTGAGCAGGGGACAATTAACCTGACTCCGGGTCTAAACAACTACGCACTACCCGTAGATACAGTGGATCTACTTGAACATGTCATTCGTACGGGCGCGGGTAACGTGTCTACGCAGGCTGACCTGACCATCACGCGTATCAGTGTTTCTACGTACGCCACTATCCCCAACAAACTGCAACAAGCCCGACCAATTCAGGTGTGGTATCAGCGTTTGGACGGCCAGACTTCTTCGATTGGCACTACGCTTAACGGCGGTATCAGCGCCACAGATACAACAATCACACTAACTTCGACTGCTGGACTTCCAGCTACAGGGTTCTTGTTAATTGAAAACGAGACTATTCAGTACGGCTACATCTCTGGCAACGTGCTTAACAACTGCTTCCGTGGGCAAAATGGCACAACTGCCGCAGCACACTCAACGGGTGTGTCTGTGTACACGCAGAATCTGCCCTCTATAACCGTTTGGCCAACACCCGACAACAGCACAACGTATCAGTTTGTTTACTGGCGCATGCGCCGTATTGATGATGCTGGCGGTGGTGTACGCACGATGGATGTGCCTTTCCGTTTCTTGCCCTGTATGGTGGCAGGCTTGGCCTACTACTTAGCACTTAAGATTGAAGGCGGCGCGGATCGTTTGCCCATCTTGAAACAACAGTACGACGAAGCTTGGCAGTTGGCCGCTGATGAAGATCGTGAGAAGGCTTCGGTTCGTTTTGTTCCGAGGCAAATGTTTATTGGCAGTGGTACGTAAATGGGCAATCGGTTTGCTTCTGGTAAGAACAGTATCGCCATGTGCGATAGGTGTGGCCAACAGTTCAAATTAACGGCACTGCGCAAAGAGATTCAGAAGACAAAGATTTATAATTTGCTTGTGTGTGGTGCGTGTTGGGATCCCGATCAGCCGCAGTTGTTGTTGGGCATGTACCCAGTGGATGATCCGCAGGCTGTGCGTAATCCACGCAAGGACACAACCTACGTCACGGCGGGGGTAAGCGCTACTGGCAGTCTGACTGGCGGTTCGCGGGATGTTCAGTGGGGATGGAACCCCGTTGGTGGGTCGAGTAATTTTGATGTCGTTCTTACGCCAAACTACTTGGTGGCAACGACGTTTGTTGGTACAGTTACAGTAACCGTTACATAGGAGTCTAGTATGGACAAGAAAGATTTAGCCCAAGACAAGAAGATGATTAAGTCTGCTGTCGGTAAGCACGAGAAAAACATGCACCCCGGCAAGAAGCCTACGAAGCTCAAAGCTGGCGGCCCCACAACTGATGACCGCATGCGCTTGGGACGTAACTTGTCTCGCGCTGCAAATCAGGGGAAATAACATGGCCAAGATTAACAATCTACCTGCTTCTGCATACGCCAAGCCCCACACCATGAGTGGTAAGCCTGTAGGTATCTCTGAGAACCCCGGCACTCCCCCAAACCGCAGCAAGCTTGACAACTTTGATGTAAGCGTTGGCAATATCAGCAAATCTGCTGGTAACGAACCCACTAAAACATCAGGTATCAGAATGCGCGGCACTGGATGCGCCACCAAAGGTGTGATGTCTAGAGGCCCAATGGCATGAATTACGCCGCACTCAGCGCTGCTATTCAGGCGTACACGGAGAACACGGAAGCAGATTTCGTGGCTAATATTCCCGTGTTCGTTACGCAGGCTGAGCAGCGTATTTACAATAACGTACAGTTCCCTTCTATTCGTAAGAACGTGACGGGTGTGACCACATTGAATAACAAGTACTTACAGTGCCCGTTGGATTTTTTGGCGGTGTACTCTATGGCGGTGATTGACGCTACGGGCGCGTACGAGTATTTGCTGAACAAAGACGTTAACTTTATTCGCCAAGCATACCCTGTACCAACAGACACAGGTATTCCTAGATACTACGCTTTGTTTGGCCCTGCTGTATCTGGCAGTACTATTTCGGACGAGTTGTCGTTTATCCTTGGCCCCACGCCAGACTCAACATACAGTGTGGAGCTGCACTATTACTACTACCCTGAGTCAATTACAACTGCTGCGGATGGCCAGACATGGTTGGGCGATAACTTTGATTCAGTGCTTTTGTACGGCTCGTTGGTTGAGGCTTACACCTACATGAAGGGTGAGCAGGACATGATGCAGTTGTACAACACCAAGTTCATGGAAGCGCTTGCGTTGGCTAAACGTCTGGGTGATGGTATGGAGCGTCAAGACGCTTACCGTTCTGGTCAGTTCCGTCAGAAGGTAACTTGATATGTCGATTATCCAGACCCAGACCACATCGTTTAAGGCAGAGCTTTATCAAGGCATACACGACTTGACGACCGACGTTATCAAGATTGCCTTGTACACGGCTAACGCTAATTTGAACGAAGACACAACGGTGTACAGCACGACTGATGAAGTGGCGGCTACAGGCACGTATTCGCTTGGTGGTGCACAGTTAACACCCATCACGGTATCGTCTTCTGGGTACACAGCCTACGTGGGCTTCCCAAACATTTCGTGGACAGGTGCAATCACCGCAAGATGTGCGTTGATTTACAACGTTACCCAAGGTAACAAGTCGATTGCTGTGTTGGACTTTGGTTCTGACAAGACATCCACCACTACGTTTACCATCACAATGCCGACTAACGGCCCAACCACTTCGTTAATTCGTTCTTCCAACTAGGAGTCACCATGACCATTGACAAAATTTCAGCCGCAGATAAATGCGAAGCATCTTGCAGTTACAACACCGCCCCCTCTGATACAGCGACCATTGAAGGCCGCTACGTTGCCGTTTGCTATGACAAAGATGGCAACGTAAAGTGGGAAGACGCTATTGAGAACCTTGTTACTACAGTCGGTAAAAACCTGACGCTGGACACCATCCTTGGTAACTCAGCCGCTGGCGCAGTGGTTATGGGTCTTAAAGGTACGGGCGTAGCCGTGGTTGCGGATACACAAGCATCACACGCATCATGGTTAGAAGTTGGTCTGGCTAATGCGCCTACATACTCTGGCAACCGCAAAACCCCAGTATTTAGTGCTGCGGCTTTTGTAAGCGGTACACAGTGTACTAAATCAACTTCTTCAGCTTCCTCGTTTGCTATTACTTCAACAGGTACAGTGGCGGGATGCTTTATTAACATTGGTGGTTCTGCAACAATTGACAACACCACAGGAACATTGTTCTCTGCTGGTGACTTTAGTAGCTCTAAAGCGGTTGTTTCGGGCGACACCATTGCGGTTTCTTACTCTTGCTCATTGACCTAAAATGGCTCTGGCATGGGGCGACGGCGCTTGGGGTGATGCTGGTTGGGGAGGCGTAACTGCCTTTGCCGACAGCGTATCCGAGTCCGTTGCTACAGCCACGTCTGAAGTACCCAATGCTACGTTTCCTGTTAGCCGTGCAGAATCAATTTCTACGGAAAACGCTTGGGGCGAAGGGGCTTGGGGGGATTTAAGTTGGGGCGGGTACGGGGCTATATCGGATTCTCAGACAGTTCAAGCTACTTTTGCTTTCGCAGTTACTGATACGGCGGCTATAAGTGAGACGAACGAGGCGGTCACAGGGTATACGGAAACCGTAACTGATACGTCGGTTACAAGTACAGCAGAGGCAGTTGCGGCAACTTTTGCGCTATTGGTTAATGAGTCAGCGGCTACGGCGACGGAAGAGTTTATAGCGGCTATTTTTGCAAGGACTGTGGATGAGTCAGCGGCTACCTCGACAGAGCAGTTTGTCGGGTCGTTCTTTAATGCAGATGTTAACGAGATTACGGCAAGTTCTACAGCAGAGACTGCGGCAACGGATTATTTTGGGCTGGTTGTAGATGAGACAGCGGCGACCTCAACGGATGAGACTGTGGCGGCAACATTTGCCAAATTCTTAGATGAATTGATTGGGGCTGCAACAACTACGGAGACGGCGGCTACAACGTACGTGTCAACTGTGACGGACACAGCGGCTATTACTTCGAGCGAATCCGTAAGAAAAACTTGGGAAATAATTGATGACACACAAGACGCAAACTGGCAGAATATCGGAAATACCCAAACTGCTGGTTGGACAAACATTGCAACCACACCCTAGGAGCATTTAAATGGCAGCAGAAACAGGACAACTACAGCTACTTACCCCGACGCAGGGTACGCTTTCTGGTACGTGGGGTGATACAGTAAACAACGGTATTACTGAATACGTCAATATTGCTATTGCAGGTACGCTATCTTTTGCAGGTGATGGCGCAATAACTCTGGCAAATACTGTTGGTAGTGCTTCCGCTTCAAATATCGGTAGTACGACAGCCCAATACGCAGTTATCCGTATCACCGGCACACAAACGGTTACCAAAGTTATTACAGGCCCAAGCTACAGCAAACTGTACATGGTGGATCACGCGGGTGCTACAAGCGCGGTGACATTCAAGGCCTCTGGCCAGACAGGTGTGACAGTTGCGGTCGGTGAAAAATGCTTTGTGTACTACAACGGTACGGACTACGTTAAGGCGGCGTCTAGTGTGACTAGCGCATCAAATATCACAGGTATTGTTGCCCCTGCCAACGGCGGCACAGGTGTTGCAAATAATGCAGCCAGCACGCTTACAATCTCAGGTAACTTTGCTACAACGCTAACTGTTACCGGCACAACAAATATCACCATGCCAACATCTGGCACTGTAGCAACCAAGGGCAATGCTATTGCCTTCTCAATCGTTTTTGGACTGTAAGGAAAAATCATGGCAAACCCAAATATTGCAGCCGCCACGTCAATTCTTGGCGTGACAACGTATTTAACACCATCGGCAACTACTGCTGTTGTTTTACTACCCAACGCAGCGGCTAGTAGTCAGGTGTTTAAAATCAATCAAATTGTTGCCGCTAACGTGAATGGTACAAGCGCTGTAGATACTACAGTGTCTATCTATACTAACGGTGCAGTAGCCCAAGGCTCTGCGCCTAGCGGTGGTACAGCTTTCCCAATCGCTTCTACGATATCTGTACCGCCTGATGCGTCGTTGATTGTTGCGGACAAAACCACGGCAATTTACTTGATGGAAGGTCAATCCATTACGGTGACATCAGGTACGGCAAGCGGCATCACTTACTCCATCAGCTACGAAATTATTTCCTAATTGGAGGCAACCATGTCTCTTGGAAAAGTTGGCGGGATTCTCTCAGCCGGTTTAAACGGCATTAACTACCCTGTCACATCGGTGGAATACTTATGTGTGGCTGGCGGTGGTGGTGGCGGTGGTGGCACAACACAAGCGGCTGGCGGTGGCGGTGGCGGTGCTGGCGGTCTGCTAACTGCTACAGGACTTGCTGTAGTCATTGGCACTTCTTACACAGTAACAGTAGGTGCAGGCGGTGCTGGCGGCCCAACATCAAATGTTGTTGCTACAAGTGGCTCAAATTCTGTTTTTAGTTCTATTACTGCAACAGGTGGCGGTGGCGGTGCGGGTAATAGTGGTTCTGGTTCTTCTGGGGGTTCTGGTGGTGGTGCATCTGCTTCAGGGTCAGGCGGTACTGGAACTTCTGGGCAAGGTTTTGCTGGTGGCAACCCTGCGGGTTCAGGGAATTATGGTGGTGGCGGTGGCGGTGGTTCTGGGTCTGTTGGAATAAGTGGTTCAGGTGTTGCTGGCGGTTCTGGTGGAACTGGAACAACATCATCTATATCTGGCGCACAAATTCAATATGCTGGTGGCGGTGCTGGTGGAACATATAACGGAGGTTCAATCGGATTGGCTTCTGCTGGTGGTGGTTCTGCTGGTGCATCTGGTGGTGGTAATGGATTTACTGCTTTATTAAATACAGGTTCTGGTGGCGGTGGTGGTTCTTTTGGTGCTGGTGGTTCTCCCGCTTATACAGGCGGTGCTGGTGGTTCTGGTGTCGTAATCATTCGCTACCCATCTTATTTAGCCCCTGCTACATCAACAACTGGTTCACCAGAAACTTATGTCACAGGCTTTTGGCGTGTGTACAGATTCGTTGCCTCTGGCACGATTACTTTCTAAGGGTAGATATGGCTACAGGATTATTTACTCAAAGACAACAAAACCAAGCACTTGCACAAAAGGCATGGAGTGGTACGCAAAAAACTAACTTTGTTGAATACTTAGTTGTTGCTGGCGGTGGTGCAGGGGGTGCTGGTGTTGGCGGTGGCGGCGGTGCTGGTGGCTTACTTGCAGGGTTTTCGGGTGTTACTGCTGGAACTCAATTATGGGTAACTGTAGGTGCTGGCGGTACTGGAAGCATAGGAACAGTTGCTGCTTGGACAAGCGGAAATAACTCTGTTTTACTTGCTACATCTTCTGGTGCTACTACTGGAAACATTGTTGCAAATGGTGGTGGTAGAGGCGCAGGAACATCTGCTGTTTATACAATTACTTATGTCGGAGAATCTGGCGGTAGTGGTGGTGGCGGTGGTGGCTATGGTGGTTTTGGTGTGACAACTGGGTACTCAGGCATATCAGGTCAAGGAAATGCTGGTGGTTCAATATCTACTGTTGCGGGGAATATTGTTGCTTGTGCTGGGGGCGGTGGTGCTGGAACTGTAGGTTTAGGTGGTGGTGCAACTGCCAATCCTGCGGGAAATGGTGGTGCTGGAATTGCATCATCTATAAGCGGAACTGTAACTACTTATGCAGGTGGTGGTGGTGGAGCATCAGGTTCAACTTCTGCCGCAGGAGGTGTTGGTGGTGGTGGAGCAGGAGCCGCAGGAGGTGCTGGTACATCTGGTACTGCAAACACTGGCGGTGGTGGTGGTGGTGGATATGCTCATGCAAATACATCTGGTTCTGGCGGTAGTGGTATCGTAATCATTCGCTACCCAAGCACATTTGCTGATGCTGCAAGCGTAAGCAATGGCACAAAGACAACTGCTAACGGCTACACAATTTACACATTCTTGACTAGCGGAAGTATCACACTATGAGCAATTTATTAGGTGGATATTTGTCGGCAACATTTAACCCTTTATCTGGTGCGCCTACGACTGTTGAATATCTAGTGGTCGCTGGTGGGGGTGGTGGAGGTTTTGCCTATGGTGGAGGTGGTGGTGCTGGTGGTTTGTTAAGTGCGGCTGGCTTTTCTGTTGCCACAGGTTCTGCTTTGGCTATCACAGTAGGGGCTGGTGGCGCTGAGGCGGTAAGCGGTTCAAATTCTGTATTTAGTTCTATCACAGCAACAGGCGGCGGTCGTGGTATTGCCAACGCGGTTGGTGCATCAGGCGGTTCTGGTGGCGGTGGTAGCGGTAATACCAATACCACAGCGGGTGCTGGAACATCTGGTCAAGGTTTTGCTGGTGGCGCTGGTTCTTCAGCATCTTCAGGTAGCGGCGGAGGTGGGGGTGGTGCAGGTTCTGTTGGCACAGCTTCAACAAGTACCATTGCTGGCTTTGGCGGCACAGGAATTTGCTCGACAATTACTGGGAGCCGTGTGTTTTACGCTGGCGGAGGCGGTGGCGGAACTCGCTTGGTCAATGGAACAGCCTCTGGTGGTTTAGGTGGCGGTGGCGGTGGCGGTAATTCTTACCTTTCACAAAATGGTGACAACGGGACTGCTAACACAGGCGGTGGTGGTGGTGGTGGTGCTCAAACTGGTGGCGCAACTTATTTCAATGGTGGCTCTGGCGG